GCGGTACAAGTTATGAGGTAGACCCCAATCAGTATCAGGCTATCCTGAATAAGGTAGGGGGCGTACTCACACAGCAGGGGCGCCTTAATCTATGGCGAGCCTATCATATGGCCCCTCGTCGCCTGGGAGCAGAGCTATTAATACTCAGCCTGCTCTATAAGGAGACTGGTAAGCCAGCAGATTGGGTCGAGCCTAGTACTCGGAGTAATCGAGTACGCCTGGGCCGTGGGGCCCGCCACATACTTAACCTAGATAGTGAGGTATATGTAGCATTGATGACTAATAGCCGCGCTGATAGTATAGGCGTTGCCATAGAGAGAGTAGCTGCCTGTGTTAGAGCAGGGGGCCCACGCTCTACCTGGCTGGCACTAGCGCTAGAGGAGTGGATAGCTAGAGTGGGACCCACCCCATCAGAAGACGACCTCGCCTTTCTTGATACACTTCTGAACTAGGACCGAGTGCCGGCTCCTGCCACATAACTACGGCTATCGCATTGATTAGTCGCGTCTATAAGGTTACTGGTTCACCTAAACCAGATATACACCACATACAACTACACGAATATGTCTGATTTATTACTTAATGTCGATAACGATTATCTTGATTTAGCTACTGAACTGAACATTGATATCAATACCATCACTGATACTATTGATATCAATACATCGAAGAGTAGTCTCAATACATTCTTTACCTCGCTGCCTAAGGATATTGTCGTCCGCCGTCTTAATAGCGCTAGTTATCAAGATAGCCAAGAGATGCGCTGGGCCTACCCAGGCCAGGATGACCAGAAGTTATTCGAACAATTCGAGGGCGTGAATGGTGTGATTGTACGGTTACAGGGCGTGGTATTACAGCATCAGGCGCAGTTAGACCATAGCTATTGGGATGAAGCCAATAGTAAATATGTGCGCTTCTGTAATAGTGTGGGATATAAGCGTACCTATCCTGATGGTAGTGTTAAACTAATCCAGGCCCTCCCTGAGAACGTATGTCTCAAGGGCGTAACTGAATATGGAGATCCACCTAATCGTCCTCTACCTATTATTGATAAGCTAGGTCTAGTTGGTAAGAAGGGCATGACCTGTAGTGAATGTATTCGCGCAGGCCTGCATAGTCAAGAAGTAGAAGGTAAGGAGCGCCCTGTTACCTGTAGCCCGACGGGCCAGCTTATCTTCTATGTTACAGGCTTTACCACTCGTGTATTGTCTAATAAGGGGGGCAAGGTCACATCTACCTTCAATGATTATACGGTGAAGGAACTCATGGATGATACTGGCTTCATCCTAATCATTCCTCTCAAGGCAAAGTCTACTCGCCGTGGTATCTGGGATGCCCCAACTAAACAGTGGACTAGTGTTGGTTATGAGGCTATGGTCAATAATCTCATCTACGAGCACACCAAGGCCTTCAATAGTGCCCCTGTCGGCAAACGCGATACTATTGCAATGAAGATGAGTCCTTATTTTCAGACTATTATCATTAGTATCGTACCGCCTAATCCAGAAGATAAGAACCCCAAGGCATCACTAAACTTTGCAGTTAAGGAGATTCCTGACTTAGGGGCTATTAAGGCAGCACGCAAGTACTGGCAGCAGATTAATCCTGCTGGTGAGATTAATGTTCTTAATGAGGGTGACTTTAGCAACACAAAGAGTGTTGGCCCGTGTACTGCGGAAGTCGTAGAAGAAGAAACAATTGAGATTAATGGGAACCCCTGGGCCGAATGATAATACGAGTAGATGGTAACTGGGCCTATATACCAGAACTACTGCCAGGCTGTCATAGACATCTCTGTGCAGTGCTGGACGTAGAAGAAGCCCGCTCTATAGCGGGTATTCTTCCTATTGAACCTCTAGCTATACCCGCTCATTACCCTCTCTATTATCCAGATGAGCGAGGGGGCTACCGCTTATTGGCGGGCCTCCTCCCTCTCTATATGGAGTTATTACAGCGGGCTGGCCATACTGCTACTCTAGAGTTACTCTCTCAACCAACGCTACTCGATCCTGATGTAGACGCTAGACTACGCCTCGACCAACGAGAGGCGGTAGCTAGCATATTACGGGGCTATCGGGGCTACGTGCGGGCTGCTACTGGTTATGGAAAGAGCCCTGTTATTGCCACGCTGATGAAATACTTCGAGGCCCGCCGACTCATAGTAGTACCTACTGTGCGTCTCCTCTACCAGATGGCAGAGGATGTGCAGGAGTGGGCGGGCCTCCTACCTGGGCTAGTAGGAGATGGTAATGATGATATTAGTGCTATGACTATCGCTACTGTAGATACTCTCTATGAGCGTATTAAACGGGGCGATAGACGCTATATAGAGTGGCTCTCTAGTATTGAGGTCGCTGTGTTTGATGAGGCGCATACCTATATGAATGCAAGTGGTATTACTACTGCTCTGTCATTAGACAACACGCGTTATAAGATTGGCATGACTGCTACACCTACGCGCCCTAAGATGATGGAGGCTATATTCGGCCCTCTTCTCGGAGAGTATCAAGAAACTACTCTCATCAAGAGCGGCGTCATTATGCAACCTAAGTTCGAGTTCTATCCAGCTCCTCCCGGTGTAATAGCGCATGGCTCATTCAATAAGCCCTTTACACCATGGCTCTATAATCAGCTATACGATAGCGTCATAGTTAATAATAGAGCCCGCAATGCCCTTATAGCGAGGCACGCATGCCGACTGATAAATGAAGGCTATGGGCCTGTGCTTATCCTAGTGCGTAAGGTAGGTACTACTAGTAAGAAGAAGAATCCTGCTAGTCAGGCCCTTAACATATTGACTGAGCTAGAGGCGCTGGGTACATCTCTACCCATTATTCATGGTAAGAGTGCTAACATAACCGACGTACTAGACCAGCTGTCAGCGGGCTCTATATCTGGCGCTATAGCCAGTGAGGGTATCTTGAGCCTAGGTGTGAGCATACGCTCTATTGGTAGCATAATCATGGCCGCCGGTGGTAAGGGAGGAGTAGACGGTGTATCTATGATTCAAAAGGTGGGCCGGGCCTTACGCGTTAAAGAGGGTAAGCGTAACCCACCTATAATTGACTTCGTGGATCCACAGGGCTGGTTCCACTCTCAGAGTAAGGCACGCATTAGGATAGCCACTAATACATACGGCGGTGATCACGTCACTGTATTCGCTACTTGACACGACACTAGCTTCTTAGCATGCCCATGCCTTGCGGGCCTTGCATAAGCGCTTGTTAGGTGTCTTGCGACAGTCTATATCGTGCATATCCGCCTGGCCTGCGCTACGCGCACAGAAGCTCTTGCGGCGGGCCGCATCCGCCTTGTTCTTGGGATTAGGGGCAGGGGGCTTCAGGTTAGAGCCAGTAGCGCGATTGTAATCAGCGCGGCCCTTAGCTGTTAGCCCTCCGTCTGGATCCTTGTGCTCTTTCTTAAAGGCAAAGCTCTTCTTCTTAGCCATAGTTATTGACAGACATTAGTAATTGTGTTAAAATTAATAAATTAGTTATTTTTTTGCTTGATGCGCTCTTTCTCTGGAAAATTAAGGGCGCGGTTATTTTTGAGAATTTAACGGGCAATCATACTGAAAAAGTAGGATGCTCCGGGCATCTAATAACTAGAGGCATAGAAAGGGTGAGAGTGCCAATAAGCAATTGTACTTAGATGCGAAATACTTATTTAGAATAGAGGAAATACTCACTTTTCTAACCCGTGGCTAATTTTCTTATTCCCGTAGCAATCAGGTAAACTTCTAATCAATTCCCTGACTGACGTACCAAGACTATTAGAATGCTGGGAAGCGCTAGGGCTTCTTTTTTATATTGATAAGATAGCTTTTTGTTTAGGAGACACAAAGTGATTACCGCAAAACAATTAAAAGAGTTTTTGGCGACTGTTGAAGACAATGCCCTTATTTTTATAGGGAAAAGCGGAGGGATGTCTTATGGTTGCCAAGATTTTATGGTTAAGAAGGAATTGTTTATAGAGAAAGAAGACCGGTTTCTTGATTCTATAATTTGGGATCATGACTTCGATGACGAAGAAGTTGAAAAGCTTGAGAAGGAAGCTATCGAGCGACAAGCTATCTATTTGCAATACTACCCAGACTGGGGGGATGATTAAATATCAAGGAAACCTTGTTATTTTTAGCGATAGGACTGTTAAAGCGTATTTTCTAGATAAAACCTTTAGACTTTTTATAGTAACTCCAAAAAACAATGAATCAAACACAACTAGATAAAGAGATTGATAAATTTCTAAAAAAGAAATTAACCAAAGCGGAACTAAAAGAGGTGGGAATAAAACCACGCTCTTTAATCCTAACAATACACAATCTTATCGAAAGATATTTACTTATCATTTTAGATAGTATTTTTATTGATGTACCTCGTGGATGGAATAACTTTTTTGAAAGCTTCTATTGTTGGCAGAAGCTAATACTTAAAAACAATAAATCAATAACAGAGATTTATTTTTGGGAAACTATTAATAACTATAAAGAATAAACAAAACTTCAAAACCATGCTACAAATTATCTCAGGATATAAACTAGAGGGATTATCAATTGCTTCTATCAGGATGTGTCAGTCCCTAGAGGCAATTGATGCCCTAGTATCTGACTTTATAAGTAGAAGCGACTACCTAGTAATATCTAATGTTTTGGATTTTTTTACTTACTGGCAACTAGAAGAAACAGAACTATGTCAACTCTTAAAACACTGGCAACTTAGCATCACATCGATTAAAATAACATTCTGGATAATCGAAAAAGATTTGCTTAGTGGACTATTCCTTTTTTACCGACTATTAGAAGGGTACAACAAAGAAGCTAGAATACACACAACTTCTATTGAGGTTGTTGATTTCTTGCTAGAATACTGGCCAAGCAATCAAATTACTTTAATTAAAGAATCAAGGATATTAAACAAAGACCTCGCTCAAAGAATCAGAAAACGAGGACTAGATATATTAAGATAAACCTACACCTAAAAAGAAAAACAAGACAATGGAAAAATACACTTTAACCAGAATAGAACAGGATGGAAGTGCCAAAACTTTCATCTATGAGCCAATTAACACAGAACCCACTAAAAAACTTAAGGATAAATTAATAGAAATCCTGATGATACTTAAAACACTGACAGCGGAAAGGGTAAATTTAATTTATTTTCTTATTAAAACTATAGATAAATAACTTTAATTATGGTAAAGTAATATAGAACACCTAGAAAAGTTAAAGTAAAATTATGAAAATAAAACCTATGACTCTGATCTTGAATTTACTTTTAATTTCTGCGTGGGGATTTATGTTAATCACTAAAGGGTTGTTTTACACTTTGTCTTTTGGCTTTTACGTTTATATTTGTAATAAACTTTATAAACCTATCGAAAGCTATCTACCTATTATTTGGACTAATCTTAGAGAATATGTTCCTTATGGATAGGAGCAATTTTTTGAATGTTTTCGTTTATGGCAAGAATTAATATCTGAGAAAGACCGTACCAATTCCTGCAAAGGAATGTTTTTCTGGTTTCTTAGTGACAAGCAATGGTATCTTGGCGATGAACAAACATTAGAACTTTATATGTAAAATTAATCGGAGTCACAATATGTTTTATGTAGAATTGTTAAATCCTTGCTATTCTTACTCTTCTATTCAAGACAGTCAGTCAGAAGAACCTGTTGAAAACTATCCTCAACAGAGTCAAGGACTTTTCAGTGATGTTAATAACAACCATCAAACTCAAAAAGGATTAGAAGGTTATTTAGAAACCTTTCTAAATATTTGGAATCGAGAATTAGAGCCTGATGGTGAATTTAGTTGGCAGGTTATTCGGTTTCAGTCTAAAGAAACAAAAAGTTTTATGTTAGCTATTGTTTTCTCTACACAAGAGTACGGAGAAAAACCTCAACTCGTTTCTGAATTAAAACAAAAGCAACGAATAGAATCTCTTAATCAACTAATAAAACAGAAAAATGATTTAGTTTGTTCAGTTTCTGATACGGAAATTATCATTATCAAGCGCAATGAACAAAGACTCTGGACTTGTAGCATGGCGCGTAAAGACGCAGATGAAGCTGTGCTTCAACTTCTTAATTTGCAAGAATCTCAAAAGAATCAAAAACCATGATTGACAAGCATTAAGAATTATAGTAAGATAAATCTAAACAAGGGTTAGTGGCCGAGTAGTCGAAAGCGACAGACTGTAAATCTGTAGAGTAATTCCACGCTGGTGCAAACCCAGCCTAACCCACTAAAATTAAACATATTGACAAATTTTGAAGACTTGGGGAAGTTTTTAATTGACGCAATAAACCTTTTCAGGGTATCGAAAGGGAATATATTTTTCAATCATAGGTACTAGGGACGGGAATTGAACCCGCAAAACTTAATTAAATCTACTCCCGACGAAACGCCCTTCCCTCACTCAATCTTTGCCAAGTTCGGTGGATTCGCAAATTTCGGTTTTGAAACAAAAAACAAAGGTATTTTTTGCATTAAGTCCCTTTTCGGTCGAAGGCTCCGTTTCAGCCTTTAGCTACCAAGCTACTCTAGCACTTCAATTCTATCAAAGACTTATAAAATTGTCAATCCTATTAGGCTACTTATGTTCTTTATTATTGTTCATGGTCTGAGTGGCTCAGGTAAGACTGAAGCCTCTAAGTGTTTATCTGAGTTACTGGGGGTTGAAGAAATACATCCTATAGCCCCGTGGAAGCGCTTCACAGAGAAATATTATGAATTGCCAGAGGGGGCCCTTGATACAACAGAATACAAGGAGTATACGCCCAATGGTATGAATATAACCATGAATCAGTTCATGGTTAATCTCTATCACTTCATGAGAGAGAATGACCCCTACTTCTCTAGTCGTATGATGCGGACTGAGATACAGCACCATATCAGCGAGGGTATACCTACTCTTCTATTGTCCCTACGCAACCTGGAGGAGGTAGAGGTAATAGAGAGTATGCTATCTACATTGATTAATAGATGTTGTATAGTAATCAATATAAGCCGCTCGTCTGAGCAGGCACTGAGTAGTGATGTTAACTATCAGGCTATTAAGGGCCGTCTGGCTCGCCTTAATGGGGCAGGCGTTCATTATATAGACATAGTTAATGACTACCGCAGAGTATCAGACTTGAAGAAGGCACTAGAGAGATTGCTTAAGATCTATGTCAATAATAGATAATAGACCGTGGTACTACGTTATATATAAGGGCCCCGATTCTTATATAGGTGTGACTGATTATCTCGCAGCCGTGGCGTATGATAAGCAGCCTAGTCTAAGTTTTATGACGCAGCAGAGTAGATTACTCAATTACCTGAAGAAGGGCCGCGCAGATTACAAGGCTAGTATCCGCCTAGCCCGCGCTATTAGGCCCGCCAGTGTAACAGGTTATGGTAACTATCTAGTAAGACAGAAGGGACACCTATCAGTTATTGAGCGGTGTGATGTTAGTACTCCTCATAGTCATAAGCATCTGAAGTCCGCGCGGGCCGAGTTGATTATGTATCTCGAATGCGAGATGAACCGATGGAGTAAAACAATTAGGACTATACGGAGATTAGATGCAGATAACGTTCAACGGTCCCTATCAGATGCTGCTGGGTCCGGCAGGGAGTGGTAAGACAACATACATACAGAGTTTGAGTAGAGCCCTCATCACTAGTAGTACCGGTGTGAGCGCTATTAATGCGGGCGGTACTACTATTCACGCGGCCCTCCAGTTCTTCGATACTACTAGTCTATTACGCTCCGCTTCCAGTGGAAAGCTGGCCACTCAGCTACAGGCTATATCTAATGTATTTGATACTCTAGTCATAGACGAGATCAGTATGTTACATGGCCCGCAACTAGCTATTATCCATCACGTAATGGAGAAGAGTAACATAAATATGAATCTCCTACTCGTGGGAGACTTCTGTCAATTACCACTAGTACCAGATAAAAAGGTCACTAGTACGCCAGTCTATCAAACAGACTGCCTGCAGAGCTTCGATATACATTACTTACGAGAGGTCAGGCGCCAGAGTGACCTCGGCTTTATACAGGCGCTGACTAGCGTAAGAGAAGGGCGACCTCACGAAGCAGTAGATTGGTTCATAGATAATGTAGAGTTTGTCAATCAACTCGAAGATAACTACGCGGGTACTACTATCCTGCCTACTAATGATAGTGTAGATAGATATAACGCCCTGCACC